AAATATCTTTGGCAAAACCTTTTGCAAATCTTCCACGATTGGATCACCTAAACCCGTTGCGTCTATATAGGCTGGTGTTTTTCCAACAACTGAAATGATTTTGTTCTTGGTTTGTGTCCAATCGGCTTGGAATCTGTCAGTATAACACACACGATTCTCGTTATCCAACCCCGTTATGACTGTCCAATCCGTATATTTTGCAAGGTCAATCCCAAATGCTATTGGTGCTTTGTTGCTTAATGGTGCTATGCATCGGTGAATTGCATCAATTCCGAATGGGTTCGTCTTGTCATCGGCTGGTTCTGCAAGATACAACTCGTTAAAGACGTGAAGTGGGAGATCTCGTTTGGCTTGTTCAACCTCTTCAAGTTTGAGAATGCCTTCCTTGACCGCATCATATGCAGTTATCTTGAAATATCGGTAGTCACTCTCACCGCTTCTCGCCCGTTCGCCCAACTTGTAGAACCAATTCTTTTTCCCTTTGACGTTCCCAATCAGTTTGCACTTGCCTTGTGTGGCAGTTAGGGTTGAACGCATAGCATACCACGATTCCTCACGCATCCTTGATGCCTCATCAATCACCGCAGCATACACATCATCCCCATACAAGTTGTCAGGCTTCTCACCTGATTTGAATTCTATCCTTGCACCCGTTGGAAGAGTGAGCAAAAGTTTGGTTTCATTACTGATGAAGAAGTTCTTGTCCGTGACTTGTGACTTCATTCTTCGGAATGCAATCTCCGCTTGTTGGTATACCGGTGCAACCCACCACACGGATTGATTGTCCTTACATTTCAACGCTTGTTCAAATAACCATATGATATGAGATGCCGTCTTGCCCGTCTTTGTACTCGCAGCAGTAATGGTAAAACGAGCATCACAATCAAGGATGTCTTTTTGGTAACTCGTGACATATGGTCTTTGATAGGTTATTTGCATAAACTTTGGTACACCTGTAATCTTGTCAAGTTGTGAAGGTCAAGGTTGTGGTATGTCTCACAATAGATTTTGTTGGAACGCCCCATTGATTGGCGAACAGAATGACCAGCATCAATCAACTTTTGGATGGATGCCTTCCAGTTGTTTTGAGTGGCGAAGATCACACCATCGTTTCCGGTGTGGTATAAGTATGGGTAAACTGCTGAACAGATAATGGGGATAGAATAGGCAGCGGCTTCCACAATCTTCAACTCCGATTTGCAGTTGTTGAAATGGTTGTCCTGAAGGGGTGCAAGTACGAAATCAAAGTGCTTGTATACCTCACCGTATTCAAAAACCGAAGTGCCTTGAACGATGTTGGCTTTGGGAATCAGTTTGACAATGTTGTTCCAATGATCACTCGGAGTGTATCCGCAGATGTAGAAATCCACATCCATTGAATTGATGTCATCGGCAATGAGCTTCAAATCCTCCTCGTGTGTGATTCCACCAACCCATCCTATTTTCACTCTCTCATTCTTCTCCCTTGGTTGCTTCCATTGGTTGTGAGATGTATCCAAGCAGTTTGGCACAATGTAGACATTCTCGTTGATTGTCCTCACCTCATTGGCAAGTTTTTGAGTTGTGCAGAATACCGCATCCGCATAGTTGATCGCATCCTTGATGGAGTTCTTAATCCCTTTTCTGTATGCCCAATATGCTGGATTGTATTTTGGAAGTACCCAATAATCATCCACATCAATCACATAAGGCTTCCCAGCATCCGTGATGCGTTTCAAGACATCGTACTGATTCTTTCCAAGCCATCGTGAGAAGACAATCACATCGTAGGGTGCAAGGTCAACCGTCATCCATTCCGCTTGTGATTGGCAGACATCAACCACCGCTTCCCCGTTTATTTGCATTCTCAAATGTGGTGCGTAGATGCGATGGTAAACCACACCATTGATTCCGTCTGTTAGTATTAAGAGTTTCATAGGGTATTAAGTAAGAAGTTAAAGCCTTGATTGGTGACATAGTCAAAGCCATTGTTTACAGGGATAACATTCGGTGAGTGAACACATACCTCAAGCAATCGTTTTACCTTCATCTGCTCTGCGATTGCGTAGGTGCTTGACTGATTGCCAATGAACGCCTTGCAACTGCCGACAATGGTTGCCAACATCAAAGCATCCTGACATTTCAATAGTTCACAATCCAACTGCCATCTCTCGGTGAATGCGATGTATTCGGATTCGTATCCAAAGAAAACGCACTTGTGTTCCTTGAGTGGGAAATAGTTAATATCGTGATTGCGATAACGAGCAGAGAAGTTCAAAAGAATCTTGTCGGCAAAGTATGGAATCGGTTCACTGGCTTCAATGCAAGGTTCGTGAAGGTCGGTGATTAATTCAGGATAGACAAGGAAGTGATTCCGTCTCAAATCCCCAGCGGACAGATTCAACCCGTGATGCCTGAACTTATCAAAGTCATACCACAAATCACTATGGGTATGCATATGAACGCCTTTGATGTACGATTGATGCTCAAGCAATGGTTTGATATATTCGTATGAGTTTAAGTTCATACAGTACCCTCCGCTTGGATGACCGGAAACAGTATTCTGCTCACGGAATCCGATGTGGAAATCTACCGCACCGTGTAACTCTGCAACTCGCTTTGTTGCCGTGAGTGAATAGATCAAATCACCGAGATGACCGGACTGAATTACTCTCATTCGTACGGCAGTAAGGGAATGGGCATCCAGTACAACATCTCCACAAAGTTCCCTGTGAATTCATCAATCCAATAACCCTCAATGTAACGGGCAAGGTGTTTGATTTCTTGGTTATCACTCACCACACAAAGTCGTTCATCTTCAGGTGGTAGGATGTTCTCATCTCTCCAGTTTGCTTTCATCTAAATTTAGTGTTATTGTGAAATTCTTGCTTTCTATTGTTTGGTCAATTGTTTCTTTTGGTTTGCCTTGTGATCGTGTGAGCAACATCTCCAAATTAAACAAGGAGTTCTTGTCGTGACCTTTCAGCAATGCACCGGCAATCGTGCGTTCCATAATTGTGTACTCATCCCCTCGGTCTATCTTCTCCAGTTCTTTACGCCCAAGCGACAACATAGACAACATCGTATCTTCCACCTGTGTTTTGGTGTATCCGATGTCCTTCATTTGAGTGATGAGCTTCTTCGGTCTGCCCTCCATATATCTTCTATCGTCCTCGCCTTTTGCGAAGGGTTTCAAGTTCTCAACTGCTTTTGGGTTGTTTGCCATTTTATCACAGAATTATCACAGGTTTAGTTGTAATTGCTTTACACTGTTTGATGCATAAATTGTCACCAAATCATTGACGCAGTTGATGGAATCTATAAACGAAATCAAATCATCATTTTTGTAAAACCACTCCACTCCAAATATCGGATTGTTTTGAATGTTTTGTTTAGCAAATTTTTTGTGCAACTTGCGTTCAAACATTCCACCGTTCTTAATTACCTTATAAATTTTTGCACTTGGTGCGTATGATTGTATTTGCTTCAATCGGTGTGTTACCTTTTTTGAAAAGCCAATCTTTATTCCAAAATCACTTTCAATAAAATACAAATCGGTTACTGATTCCGTCACAACATCAACGCACAAATCTGAAATGGTTACTTCATAAAGTTGATAAAGTAATTTTTTCGTGTAGTCATTTACTTTGCCATTGTGTAGATGTATGATATCTTTCAGTAATTTTTTTAACTTGGTCTTCTTATTTTGTGAACCTACTGGTCTACCATTCGGATTTAACACTTCGCCTTTTTTTGGTCGTGTTAATGTTCCACCTCTACTTTGTATTTCTTGTGTTGCCATCTTATTTTACCATTGACAATCTTTGTTCGTGAATAGATTTCAACCACTCCTTGTATTGTTTCTTATCTCCAAACTTGATGTGATCCTCACGACATAATGCCATCAGGTTTTCAATGTTGTCTGCCTCTTTGCTCCCTCCGATTCCTCTCGCTTCAATGTGATGGATGTCCACGGCAGTTTTGCCACATACCTCACAAGGGATGAAGTCACTAATGTCATATCCGAAATGGTTTAGGTATGTCATTGTGTGTTTCTTCATTGCTCATTCTTTCTTCTTCTCTTTGGTTTCTGCTCATCATCGGCAAGTTGTGCTTTGGTGATGGCTTCTTGTTGTTGGTTAGCCCATATCAAAAGTGAGTGCAATGCTTCCGTCACACAAGTACTGCAATTCGGCAAGTTCCGTCCGAAGATTTCACGGTGGACATTGTTTAGGATTGCCCCTTGTTCTGGTGATGGTGCAAATACTTGTGTTTTCTTCCAGTTGTCGTACAACGGTTGTAATGATAGTATGAATTCAATGTTGCTCATAGTTTTGTTTCTAATAGTGCGACAATCACAGTTGCAATGGATGCATAAAGTATCCCCACCCAACCGTAGGTGTATAGGAAAAAGGACAAGCCCAACCACCAAGACAAGCAGAAAGCACAGTCAAGGGGTTTCATTCGCTTCCATTTTGAATAGTCACTACCGTACAGATAGCGTTTTAATAGATCGGCTGGTTTGCCAAAGTTTACGATGATGATTGCCAAACAGGCAATTCCAATTATTTCTGTGTGCATCGGTCTTTCATTAGTTTAATCACTCGCAGCACTTCACGAACGGAGATGTCGGTCTTTCTATGGATTGCCCTCGCA